GCTATTACCGCATCATATGCTTTATCTAGTGCTGGGGGAAGTGGAGTTACCATTAATAATAATACAAATAATAATATTATTACTGCTACAGGTACAGCAAATACTTTAAATGGTGAATCTAATTTAACTTTTGATGGGAGTACTTTAGCAGTAACTGGAAAAGTTACAGCTACTTCATTTACAGGAAGTTTACAAGGTACATCAAGTTGGGCAGAAACCTCTAGTAGAGCAATTACAGCTTCATATGCTTTAGTATCATCAGGTACTATAGAAAATGCAGTTACTGCTTCTTATGCTTTAAGAACTCAAATAAATTTAATACAAAACTATGAAAACGGAGGTAACACTTCAGGTACAGGAAATGGAGAAACATTAGTTACATATGGTTATAGTGCAGGAACAGCAGCATCTGCTTTTCCTTTAACTAACACTGAATGGGGTTCAATTTCTACTTCAACTACTTATGATAGTTGTGTTTGGCAAGAAGCATTATTAAAATTTAGAACTAATAAATCATCTTATATTCAATCTGCTGATGATAAAAGATATATTATAAATCATAAAATATATATACCTACTACAAATTCATTCGGATCTACTAATAATCCATATATGTTTGGAATAGATGGTAGAGGATGTATGATTAAAGATACTAGATCAGGAGCAGAAGCATCAGGAGGATTATTTGTTAGAGTTCCAATAAATCAAAGCCAAGCAAATAACTATGATGTGGAATATGCTGTAGAAATAAAAAATATAAGATTTTACGGGCCTGCAGACCCCGCCCTAAGTTCTAGTTGCGCTATAGAAATAGGTTCTTCAAAAAGAAGTAATTTTGAAAATCTAGATATTTCTAGATATGACTTAGGATTTAGAGGATCTATGATGCTTAATTGCACTATGAATAGAATTAATACTATATTCTGTGATACTGCTGGAGTTAAATTTGAAAAGGGATGGTGGTCAGGCGCAGGTCAAGCAACTACAGTAAGTCAAATAGATATACAAAATTCTAGATTTAATACTTCACTATCTTCTAGTATTGGATTATGGTTAGAAAATTGTGATTCATCACAAGGAGATAAACTTCAATTCGAAGGAGCATCAGGATCATATGGTTTATTTTATGATTCCACTAGTACAGCTACCGTTATTAAAAATGCTTGGTTTAGAAATTTAAGATTTGAATCAGAAACAAAATATTATGCATTAATAGGATACAAAGGTAGAGATACTTTTTCATTTATAGCAGAATTAGGTTGGTACCAAAAAACAGAAGACGGAGCATATTTAATTGAAACTGAAGCATATACTGGATCACCAATAATAGTTTTATCAAATTGGGGATTTGGCTCAACTGATAACACATGGAAAATAAATAATTTAAATCAAGGATGTGCATTTGATATAACAAATGTTAGATTATCTGCTAGTAATTTTGGAGGTTCACCTAGAAGCCCACAAACCGCCGCAGAAATATTAGCCTCATCTTCATTATATTTTAGTACAACAGTCCCAACTTCAAATAGATTAAGATTTACACCTCCTATACCATAGTAAAATTTTATCATATTTATAATAAATAATAAAATATGAATATACCTATTTATCCAGGATCTTCTTCTTTTTACCCTGGTGCAACACCCTTTGGATTTTATGATAATGATTATCAATTCCAAATTGATGCTGATAAAGTAACTACATTTGTTGCTCGTCGATTAGGATATCCTATCATGGAAGTTGAATTGCAAGATTTAAACTTCTATACAGCATTTGAAGAAGCTATTACTACATATGGAAATGAATTATATGCTTTTCAAACTCGAGATAATTTATTAAATATAATTGGAGCACCAACATCATCAAATCTTAATCACGCTATTATAACTCCTTCATTTGCTAATATAGTTAAATTAACTCAACAATATGGTGAAGAAGCAGGAGTAGGAGGTAATGTAACTTGGTATAGTGGTTCATTTACTACAACTGCTGGAGTTCAAGATTATGATTTTAATTTGTGGGCTACAGAAAACAACGTAACTGGCGGAATGGAAATTAAAAGAGTATTCTATCAACCACCACCAGCAGTTAACCAAGTATATAACTTAAGTATATTCTCAGGATTAGGAGGAGTACCAGCAGTTGGAAGTTATGGTTTATTTGGATCAACAGGATTTTTAATGTATCCTACAAGTTTATTACTTCAATCTACTCAAGCAGTAGAGATGCAAAACGAGATTTCATTAGCAAATTATTCATTTGAATTAATAAATAATAAATTAAGAATATTTCCAATTCCTCCTTATAGTGATAATTATATTTGGTTCCAGTATATTAGTCTTGAGGAAAGAGCAAATAGTGCTATCAACAATACATCAGCACAAGGACAAGTAACAAATCCATCAAATATAAACTTTACAAATCCAGTATACACTCAAATTAATTCAATTGGTCGTCAATGGATTTTTGAGTATACATTAACATTATGTAAAGAAATGTTAGGATATGTTAGAGGAAAATATCAATCAACTATCCCTATTCCTAATAGAGAAATATCTTTAAACTCATCAGATTTAATTACTGCTGCTACATCAGAAAAAACAGCATTAGTTGAAAGATTAAGAACATACTTTGATGAAACTTCTCGTCAAGCCTTATTAGCAAGAAAACAAGCAGAAAGTGATTCAACAATGAATGAATTAGGTAAATCACCAATGGTAATTTATATAGGATAATGGCAATATTTGGATCAAGTAGAGATGTATCTTTTATAAGAAGACTTAACAGAGAATTAATAGGAAATATTATTTCTCAAGAATGTGCCTTTTACAAATATAAAATAGCCGAAACTAAAGTTAATATGTATGGTGAAGCATCTACAGGAAGATTATTTGATGGTCCTATTATATTTAATGCTTTAATTACAGTAGGTGATAATATAAGTCCTACAAGTGATTTAGGAGTAGATTTTGATTGGCCAGTAAGTTTTGCTTTTTTAAGAGATGATTTAGTAGATGCTAATGTACATCCTGAAGTTGGTGATGTGATATTATATCAAGAAAGCTATTGGGAAGTAGATAATACAAACATAAATCAATATTTCGCTGGTAAAGATCCTGATTATCCATATGCTGGAAATCCATTAAATTCTAATTTACAAGATTGGGGATATAATGTGTCTGTTACTGCAGAGTGTCATTACATCCCAGGTGACAGAGTTAATATTCAACCTTATCGATTGTAATATTTATAATAAATGGATATTACTTATATATATTATTTGTGTAAAGATGATGAGGTTCCTTTATATATAGGAAAAACTAAAAATTCTCCTAACTTAAGATTAAATGATCATAGATATAAAAAAGAGAAAAATTTAAATATAAATGTTATAGATGAAGTACCTACTTCTGATTGGAAATTTTGGGAAAAACATTATATAAGTTTATTTAAAAGTTGGGGTTTTAAATTAGAAAATAAAAATAATGGGGGTGGGGGTCCAAAAGGAGGATATTTCCTAACTCAAGAAACTAAAAATAAAATAGGTAAAGCCAATTCAAAACCTAAACCTAAAGAATTTGGAGAAAAAATAAGTAAACAGAGAAAAGGAAATTGGAAAATTTCTGAGTATCAAATACAAGCAGGAATTTTAGCCAAAAACAAATCTACATTACAATTTGATAAACAAGGAAATTTTATTAAAGAACATGTATCATCTAAAAAAGCTGCAGAATATATAGGAGTACATGAAGTTAATATGAGACTTCATTTAGGAGGAAAATATAAAACCTGTAAAAAGTTCATATTTAAATATAAGTAAAACTAGATTATAATGGGAAGAAAACCAACACCTAAAACTCAGAAAGAAATACTTCTTTCTCAGCAAGAACCACTCACTCAAAGTGGACCAGGTTTTTCTCCTACAGGTAATCCTAATCTAGCAAGTAACACAGGTAGATCAGATCAAATTTCATTTAAAGGAGATACTACAAAACCATTTTCAATTGGTATTCAAGATATTGATGAAGCAGTATTTTATTATTTTCAAAATATTATTAAACCTTATGTAATACAAAATGGACAAAGATTAGAAGTTCCTATTATATATGGTTCACCTGAAAAATGGGTTTCATTTCAAAAAGAAGGATACTTTAGAGATTCTCAAGGTAGAATTATGATGCCAATTATCATGTTTAAAAGAGATTCTATTGAAAAAGTAAGAACAGTATCAAATAAATTAGACGCAAACAACCCACATAATATATCAATTCAAAAGAAAAAATATTCTCCTAGAAACGCATATAGTAATTTTGATATATTAAATAATGTAGTACCTGAGCAAACAGCTTACGCAGTTGTAGTCCCAGATTATCTTACATTAACATATACATGTGCTGTTAATACTTACTATATGGATCAATTGAATAAAATTGTTGAATCAATTGAATATGCATCAGATTCATATTGGGGTGATCCTCAACGCTTTCAGTTTAGAGCGATGATTGATAGTTTTACAATGAAAACTGAATTAGCAGATAAAGCAGAAAGAACAGTAAGTAGTACATTTAATATTAAAATATGGGGATACATCATACCAGATATTCCTCAAAAAGATTTAACAGCAGTAAAGAAACTCCCAGGTATTAACAAAATAACAGTTAATGAAAATATCTCAGGAGAAAATTAACATATTTATAATAAAATCAAATTTATGGAAACAAAAGTTTTAACACAAGAAGAAGTTACAAGTTTAAAATCAGTTAGAGAAAAACGAATTCAATTAACAGAAAATTTTGGAGTTATCGAATTAAGAATACAAGAATTCAATAATCAAAAAGATATTCTTAAAGAAGAATTAAAAAAATTAATTCAAGAAGAATTAGTTTTAGGTAAAACCTTACAACAAAAATATGGTGATGGCTCTATTGATCTCGAAAAAGGAGAATTTATAAGCAACTAATATTTTTAATGGGTTTCACCATATTTATAACAAAAATAAATTATAAACAATGGCAGAATCTTTAATATCACCAGGCGTTTTAGCGATAGAAAACGATAGTTCTTTCGTATCTAAAAGACCAGTCACTGTAGGAGCAGCAATTATAGGACCAACAGTTAAAGGTCCAGTTGAGGTTCCAACAGTAATTACTACTTGGAATCAATACCAAAATGTATTTGGTACAACTTTTCAAAGTGGTAGTACAACTAATCTTCAAACTTATACTTATTTAACCTCAATAGCAGCATATAATTATTTTGCTAATGGAGGTATATCATTATTAGTAGCAAGAGTAGTATCTCATTCATCAGCTTGGGTATTTGCTTCTA